CTTTTTTGTGTGCACGTGCGAAAAAAAACGATAGGGGCAGAATTTTACGGAGGAAAATCAAAATGGATGGAACTAAGGAACTGAAAAAAAATAAGCTGTATCTTTTGCAGCTCGAATATACCTATGAATGTGAAGATGGCTCAACAGGCGTTGCAAATGATAACCTGGTCGGCTATCTGGTTGGGAAAGATGACGATTTCTTTTTTGGCTCAAACTTTTCTATGTGGAAGGGCAAAATGACAGGAGGCGACACAATGCACTTGTCTCTAAAACAATTTGGTGAATGGGTAAAATCCATCAAGGAGATTTTGTAATAAATGGGACGACCGCCGAAAAGCGTTGAAGAACACAAAAGCAACGGGACCTACAAACCTTCCAGGCACGACGGACGGGGAATAAGCATTGAACCGCTTGAGACCCTCCCCGCTCCTGTGTCGCTTTCTAAACGCGCTGCAGAAAAATGGAATGAGATAGTTCCGGCAATGCTTGCGGCAGGTCTTGTGTCGGTTGTGGATGCGGTAATTCTTAAAGATGCTTTTATAAGCTATGACATAGCGCAGGACTGTCTGGAACAGGTAAACGCCTATGAAAACTACGGCGAGTATCTGCAGAACCTTGATAAAATAAAACAGATGAACCTGCTTGATGTCTATAAGGAACACATGAACCGCTTCCATAAAATAATGATGAAGTTTGGCGTGACCCCAGAGGCACGAACACGAATGCGCGTAAAACCTAAAGAAAAAGATACAAACGATTTTCTTAAGGAACTTATGGGAAATGGTTAAAGGAGGTAAAACCATGATATTTAATGAAACAAGAGTTGAACTTAAAGAATTATTCAGATGGGCTGCAGAGATCGGAGACTATGCAGTTATTCCGAGCTTTACGCTGCCGGCGACAAAATTGGATTTTAATGGCAAAGAAATTGAATGCCCTGAATTCACAACACCGGAAACAAAGCTTTACTGCATCTACAATGCAAACGGTGAGCGCCAGTATTTGTTTGACAGCGTAATGTTCAATATGTCTATTGCTCCGTTTAAGGACGGAAAAGAAGTTTGCTTTAAGAACAGCTTTTTGAAGAAGTATCTTAAAAAGCTGTTTATGTCGGAGTTTGAAGCCCAGATCTACAAAATAGATTCTGACTGGAATGAAGATGCTGCCGGAAAATTTAAGATAAAGTGCGATATTTTGTCAAAAGCTGACATTTTCGGCGGTTTAGATGAAAATAACGGGCTTGAGTGGTTCAACGAAATAAAGCATCGCCTGGCGTGTGATAACGAATACAGCCGATGGTACTGGCTTTCTGATGTAGAAGAAGTTGATAATGGCAACGCGTCGAGTTCCCTTTTCGCCGATGTGTCCAGCTACGGCTATGCGAACTACTACTATGCGAGCACTACGTACATTTATGTCCGTCCCCGCTTCGTAATCAGAGACAAGGACCGCTAGGGACTTGTCGGCGCTTGCATCCCCGCCCCGTGTGGGCGGGGTGCAGAGGTTATTATGAGCAGAGGAAAGTGGAAGAAAAGTCAAAAATACGATGATATAAAAGTTTTATTAAAAAAGTATGGCAAACTTAAAGGACCCTTTAAGGGCCGATACAGCGGCAAGACCTACGAAAACTCGAAAGAAAAGCTCCTGGCCATCCGTGATAAATACAAAAACGGAATACCAGAAGGAACCATAGAAGCAATGTTGGGAATAAGTAAATGAAAAAGACGGAATATGAAAAGCGCACAGCAGTTTACGACATAATGAATGTTTCAGAAGAGCTGCGCAAAAAAGCAGAAGCTTTTGCAAGTGGTGGCAAGGCAAAAACAGAACGCAATATGCGGGCGGGTTGGTATATCGGCAAACACAGAAAGGGGGCAGAAAATGATAGAGAAAATGTTAGATAAGTTCTATGAAATCTGCAAGTTTATTGTTTGTTTATGCGGAACAATTCTGATTGTTTTATTCACAGTAGCGTCAATTTATGTTTGCTTAAAATAAGGAGATAGAAAAATGACAGAACTTGAAGCACAGGCCAAAGATTATGCAATGAGCAGAAAGCTCAACCTTTCAGAGCCAACAGATATTACGCATGTAATAGAGCTTATAGAAAAAGCTTATATTGAAGGTTCAAAAAGTAAATGGCATGACTTAAGAAAAAATCCGGGAGACTTGCCCTCTCCTCATAAAGAATATTTATCAAAAGTGGTTGTTATAAACAATGGAATGGAAGCTTATTACGACCATAATAACGGGCAATGGTATGATGCTATTTCTGATTGGTTAGTAGATGAAGAAGTTCTTGCCTGGTGTGATTATCCAAAATATGAGGAAACAGAAGAAAAGCCCGCTGTTTGATTTTAATTATGGCAGATGAAAAAATAAAGTTTACCTATCTTAAATACATAAACGATGTTTCAAACTCCAGGATTCCTACTTGTAAGATGGTAAAGCTTGCAATTAAACGCCATATTAAAGACATAAAGGCGAGCGAAGAAGGAACCTTCCCTTATTATTTTGACCATAAAAAAGCACAGGCAGCCATTGTATTCTTTTCGCAGCTGGTTCACACAAAAGGAAAACTTGCTGGCCAGAAGCTCAAGCCGGAGCCATGGCAACAGTTTATAATTGCAAGTCTTTACGGATGGCGCAGACGCGATAACAACAAAAGACGGTTCAGAAGATGTTATATCCAGATTGCCCGAAAAAACGGTAAATCTTTTCTTGCTGCAGGCGTTTCGCTTTATGATCTTCTGACCGAGCCAGGCGCCGAGGTTTATTCTGCAGCAACAAAAAAAGATCAGGCGCGAATTGTTTTTGAAGATGCAAAAAAGACAATCCAGTATTCACAAGACTTAAAAAAATACATTAAACCTCTTGCTCATTCCCTCACCTGTGCAGACGGTTTTATGAAGCCTCTTGCTTCTGATTCAAACACTCTGGACGGTCTCAACCCTTCATGCGCAATTATAGACGAATATCATGCGCATAAAACCACAGAGCTTTTGGATGTAATAGAAACAGGTATGAGGGCAAGACAGCAGCCGTTGATGTTCATTATTACAACTGCCGGAAACAACCGCAACGCACCATGTTTTGATGAATACGAAAAGTGCAAAAAAATGCTTTCAGAAGCCAACGGATACGAGAATGACGAGTATTTTTCTATTATCTACGAGCTTGACAAAGGCGACGATTGGAAAAACGAGCGCAACTGGTATAAGGCAAATCCTAACCTTGGAGTAAGCGTTGAGCTGGATGCCATGCACACTGCTTTTCGCGAAGCTTTACTATCTAACTCTAGCGAGACATCATTCAGAACTAAGAACCTGAACGAATGGCTCAATGTTGCAGATGTATGGATAAATGAGCGCTCCTGGGCGCACTGTTTACATCGTTATGCAGAAAAGAATCTTGAGGGCCTGCGATGCTGGGGCGGTATAGACTTGTCAAAGCGTCTCGACTTCACGGTTTTAACATGGTATTTTGAGCTTCCAAAGGGCAAGCGCTATGCAAAGCATTATTTCTTTATTCCAGAAGGGCAGATAGACATAAAGATGAAGCAGGATTCCTACCGCATCCGATCATGGATAAAACAGGGATATATAACCGCAACGCCTGGTGAGACACAGGATTTTTCATTCATGCTTAATATTATCCGCGAAGATGCCAAAAAGTATGACATTCAGGAAATTGCCTACGACCGAAACCTTGCGGAATTTCTTATTCAGGACCTTGCTGCAGAGTTTATGTGTGTAGACTTTTCGCAGTCCATTGTGGGAATGAGTGAGCCTTCTAAAGCATGGGAGCAGGCAATTTTAGACAACAAAATAATAGACAATAATCCTGTCATGGCTTGGATGGTATCCTGTACAACAGTAAAACCGGATGCAAACGGAAATATCAAGCCTATAAAACCAGACACAAACAAGACAAGCAAACGCATAGACGGTGTAATTACAAGCATTATGGCAAACAACCGTCTTGAAGTTGCCCTTGCAGACGAAGCCAAAGGCAGCATATCTGTCGATGACATGTTCTTTTAATCTTTTTATCTGACATTCTTAGTATGAAAATACCGGAAATCAGAACAGTTTCAGAAAAATATCAGGAAATAGCTTTAGACATCATCGAAAAACATCCTCTTTTAGATAATCTCAAAGGATTTTTGAACGCCGGCACAATCAAGCTCATATTTTTGGAATCGACAAAGCAGAAAAAGTCTGCTGCAGGTATAGTTCATGCAGATTG